TCCCTCTGTAAGGGCGTATTTGCTGTTCCAAATCTTCATTGCGTCTCCAATTTGATGCCGAAACTGGCGTTCGGACTACTCGATGATGAAACCGCTAGTCGCTGCGTATGACTGTATGCGCGTCACGTAGTCGGCAAACTCGTGGACGCTCAGGGTCGTTGTGCTGATAGGCGTTTGTCCGCCGCCGGGCATGTCTTCCATGCCGATGTACTGGCCGGCAAAGTAGGCATGCCATGCCTCGCTGCTGTACTGCCTGCCATCGATCCATGCTTGCTCGCTGATCTCGCGCAGCAGCGCCCAGTACAGGCGATTCTGCTGCACGTTTCGTTTGGCCTTGTGCTCCGTGACGTGGACGGCCAGCGGCCGGCCGTCCAGCGCCATCGCGCGCGCGTTGGCTTTGAGAAACGCTGAGAGAGAGCGGACGTGCGTCTCGTCACGGAGCACGAAGACTCGGTTTACCACGGGATGTCGTCGTCCATCGCTGCCATGCCGCTATCAGCGGGCGCGGACGCTGCTGCGGCCTGATTAACGGTCGGCTTCTTTTGCCACTCAGCGCAGGCCCGGATCGTCTCCTTTAGCTTGTCGCCGAATGCCTCGAACAACTCCATGTCCGGCTCCGTCACGTCAAACAATTGCAGCGCAGACACAGCAGCCGGCACGCTGTTGCGCATCGCCTTCGGTACCGGGCTGATGCTGGCGACGTTCGAATAGGTCTTACCGTCGCGGGCGTCGTGCTTGACGTTGATCAGCGCGGGGACGCCGAGCAGCTTGGACACATCAAAGCCGGCCAGCTCTTCTGCCGTGAATGCGCGACCGCGCCAGGACTCAAGGTCAGCTCGCAGGATGGACTTTTCGCTGAGACTCAACGTGTACCTCTTGCTGATAATCAACGGTTTTCCGTCGTCGGTCGTGAGCGGCGTGCCATCCTCATCTTCGCCGTGCAGTTCCCAGGTCAGCGAGACCTTTCTAGCCGGCGGCTTGGGCTTGCCTTGAAACTCCCGCGGCTGCGTGCCCAGGTCGATAACCCGCACACACCGACCGGTGTGGACGCCCTGCGGCACGGGCCGAAAATCGCCGCCGCCCGCGTCAGATGCAATCAATGCCATGTTCTTTCTCCATCCCACCGTCACGGGCCGCGGGGCGCCTCTCAGGAATGCCAGCCGCCCACCGAAGGGCGGCAATCTCGTCTTGCGTCAGTTTTCGGGTAGCCGCGGCGCGCAACGCCTCGTCGCATATCCGCTCAATGTCGGTTGTGTAGTCAGTCATGGCCGGCCTCGAGGAAGGCGCGCACGTGGAGCCCGTTGATGTGCGCGCGCCACGTGGCGTGCAGGTAGGCTTGGTGATGCGGACCCGCATTCCAAGCGACGAGGCGCCAGAATAGGTACGCAAGTAGGGCTGTGATCGCATGGAGCAAGCTCATTGCCTTATCTCCAGGCATGCGAACAACAGCGCCGCCCACGTGGTCACGCCGATCACGGCTAGTGTCAAATCGGTCCATTCGGCCGGCCTGTTCAGTTCGCGCAGCCAGTCCACGCGGCTTTTGGTGGCGTTGTCAGTCATGGCACCTTCACAGCGGGGGCGGCCTCAGCGGCCTCGATCAGCGCGCGGGCCATCGCAAGGGCCTCATTGCGAGTCAGCACACCCGACAAGTTGGCGCCAGCGCGCGACAGGTTGAGGAAAACGGCATCGTTCTTGCCGGCCGACAGCGTCGACCATGGCGCGACGTAAATGCGTAGTTCGGTTGCGTCGACAGACCGCGTGCCGTCGTCGCGCTCGATCAGTGGGCGGACCATCACAGCCTCCTCAGTCGTTGCTGGATAGCGAGTTGCAGTGCGCCCAGGCGAGCGCACTCGACCGCCTCGTCTGGCCGCGCAGCGCCGCGATCAAGCGCGCAGTACAGTCGCGCTTCCGCGTCCCGCTGGGCGGCGATAACTTCGGCACGTTCGGCCAGCAGATCGGCAGCCGTCAGGTCGTCGTGCTGAATCTGATAGATCGATCGCATGTGCTACCTCGAGTCGTTCGCGTTGCGTCGTTCGTTCGGCTGCATGAATTCCCCGCACCACCACCGCATGCGCCCATTCAACACGCGGCGGTCCATGTCGCTGAATATGCGGCTCGCCGCAGACACCATGTCTTCGGCCTTGTTTAGCAGCGCAAAGCGGATCGCCTCAGCCGAGCTACCGATCAGGCTCGCATAAAGCGGGAACACCGAGTCGGCGCCGAACAGGAACTGGATGGCCTCCCGCGCTTCGCTGTCCAGGTTTCGTTCCTTGCGCTTTTCATCGGCCGTCATCGGCTTGCAGGCGTCCTTGATGGCCTGCGCAATCACTGCGGCCAGCAGCCGCGCGCAGGCGGCGGTTTGTGCGTCAGTGGTCTGGCGCGTCGAAACAAAGTCAATCATCGTGGTCCTTCCCGGCATGCAGCCGAACTGTCGGTTCAAGCGGACCCGCGAGGCGGGCGGCTTAACCTATGCGATGGAGGGCATTAAACAGCATGTTTCGTCGCATGTCAACAGTCCGTGTATTACACGCTGTGTTGACAAACCACATAAACGTGGTGTTTAATCCGGCACGATCATCCGCATTGGCAACCATGAATAGCACCCCTTCCGAAGCGCTAGACGAGGCGATTAAGCAGACCGGCGGGACCAAACAGCTAGCCGACCGGCTCGCTGTGACCGTTCAGGTGGTCTCGAACTGGCGCGCCCGCGGGGTGCCAGCCGAGCGCTGTCCGGACATTGAGCGCGTAACTGGCGTGCGCTGCGAGCGTCTGCGGCCGGACGTTGACTGGGACGTGCTGCGCGTCGCCGGCCGGGACGGGAGCGCGCGGTGAGCTGGAGCGCATACACAGCGCGGCTTGCCGCATGGGACCGCGCGCACCCAGAGGCCACGCCCGCCGAGCGAGACGCTTACGTGCGCCACCTGTTGCGGAGGCTGGGCCTGTGACTGAATGGGTGGCGCTGTGAGGGTGGCGCGGGTGTTCTTGCGCCTGTTGTTTACCGGCCGCTGGCGGATGCTTAAGCACGCCCGCTGGCTCGCTGAATACGAGGCTCAACAATGAAGGATTGGACCGATACCGGCATTGATCTTCGCGGCAAGACCGGCGGGGAGGTCAAGACGACGTGCCCGCGTTGTTCGGCGGCACGCAAGAAGCGTAACTACCCGTGCCTTAACGTCAACCTCGACGAGGGCGTGTGGCACTGCTGGCACTGCGGATGGTCCGGCTCGATCAAGCGCGGCGAGTTTCAGCGCCCTGCATTTACGAAATCGTACCGAAAGCCCAACTACGTGAGTCAAGCCAAGCCGCTGCCTGATAAGGCGCTGGCGTGGTTCCAGACCCGAGGCATTACGCCCCAGGTTCTTCAGCGGAACATGGTGGCGACGGGATCTGCATACTTCCCGCAGGTGGAAGAAGAGCGGGGGTGCGTAATGTTCCCGTACCGCCGCAGGGGCGAGGTTGTCAACGTCAAGTATCGGACCTTCGACAAGCTCTTCAGGATGGAGGGCGGGTGCGAGCGCGTACTTTACGGTCTGGACGACATAGGCGAACGCCTCGTCTGGGTCGAGGGCGAGATCGACAAGCTTTCCGTCGATGTCGCCGGAATTGCTTCTTGCGTGAGCGTTCCCGACGGCGCCCCTGCTCCAGATTCTAAGAACTACGAAAGCAAGTTCGACTTTCTCGACGCGCCCGAGATCAGCCGGGCGGCGGTTCACTTGATCGCAGTGGACAACGACGCGCCGGGGCTTCGTTTGCGGGACGAACTTGTGCGCCGTCTTGGCCCAGAAAAGTGCCGCATTGTCGTTTGGCCGGATGGCTGCAAGGACGCGAATGATGTTCTTGTGCAGCTTGGCGTGGATGTTTTGCTGAACTGCCTGAACGATGCGCGGGAACTGCCCATCGTCGGCGCTCACGACGTGACCGATTACATGGACGACATCCAGCGTCTTTATCGCGAGGGCGTGCCTAAGGGCGTTTCAACGGGCTGGAAGTCGATTGACGCCCACTACAACGTAAGAGCCGGCGACGTGACGGTGGTCACGGGGGCGCCGAACTCCGGCAAGTCGGAATGGATGGATGCAATGATGGTGAACCTTGCCGGCCTGCACGGCTGGCGATTCGGCGTGTATTCACCGGAGCAAGGCTCGCCGGCCGAGCACATCGCAAAGATTGCGGAGAAGCGGACGGGCAAGCCTTTCAACGTCGGCCCGACTGAGCGCATTACCCCGGCTTTGTTGGATCAAGCGCTGACCTGGGTAGGCGAGCATTTCAACTGGATCGCCCCCGAGGCGCCGACGCTGCATGCCCTCTTGTCTGTGGCCCGCCAGCTCGTTTTGCGGCGCGGCGTTCGAGGCCTCGTGTTTGATCCGTGGAATGAGATTGAGCACAGCCGCCCCCGCGAGCAGACGGAAACCGAATACATTGGGGAGAGCCTGCGCCTGATTCGTCAGTTTGCAAAGTCGCATCAAGTCCACGTGTGGGTCGTTGCTCACCCCGCCAAGCTCCAGAAAGACCCGAAGACCGGGCAGTACCCCGTCGCCGGCCCCTATGACATTAGCGGGTCGAGCAATTGGCACAACAAGCCCGACGTAATTGTGAGCGTGTGGCGCGAGCGCCGACCGGACATGCAGACTACCTCGGTCGATATCCACGTCCAGAAAGTGCGCAGCAAGTACGTCGGCCGCTTGGGCATGGTGTCGCTGCATTGGGACCGCGTTACGGGTCGGTATTCCGATCCTGCCGCTGTCATGGCCTACGCGAACAGGGACGGAGAGTAGGGATGGCGTGGATGAAGATGCGCACGAACCTCTGGGACGACCCGAGGGTTTCGCGCTTGTGCGACATCACGGGCAAGCCCGAGGCAACCGTGATTGGCGCCCTATACCGGCTATGGGCGACCGCCGACGAGCACAGCGCGGACGGCAACCTAGCCGGCTACACGCTGGCTCAGATCGACCGCAAGACTGGCGTTAAGGGTTTTTCCGCCGCCTTGGTTGCAATTGGCTGGCTGGCCGAAAGCCCCGATGGCGTGAGCATCATCCGTTTCGGCGAACACAACGGCGCCAGCGCCAAGCAGCGCGCGCTAACGGCAAAGCGCGTAGCCGAGCACGCCCGCAAGCCATCAAACGATAACGCGCCGCTAACGCAAGCAACGTTAGTAGATCGTAAGTCGCGCGTTAGTAGTGCGTTACCTAGAGAAAGAGAAGAGAAAGAAAAAGAAAGAACATCACCGCCTGCGGCGGTCCCGGACCCTCGGGTCGAGTTTTGGGCGAATGCTGTCGCCTTGCTCCGTGATCAGGGCCTGAGCGAAGCCTCGGCGCGGAGCTTTGTCGGTTTGCAGTGCCGAAGTTGGGACGACGACACCGTGGCGGATGCCTTTGCCGCCGCGGCAGGGCAGGTCAACGTCCGAGCCTACGTCGCGGCGATCCTCAAGACCAAGCCGAAGAAGGGCGAGCAACCTGCCGGCGTGCAGTACCGCAACGGGCAAGCAACCATCGGCGGATTCGTGCCATGATCATCGTCAAGTACCAGGAAGGCGAGGGGCGGCGCATTGCGTATCGAATGTCCGACTGGCGATTCTCATTCGAGCGGGATGTACCGGCTGGACTGCATCCCCTGCTGCTTGCGGCTGATCGCCTCAGCTCCGCCCGGCCCGCATCAGCCGGCGATGGGCGCAGTCATCGAGCGACAGATGGGCGCCGATCATCTGCAAGACGTCAGGGAGGCATGGAATGAGGCGCGCGGCAAAAGTTGACAGCAACCACGCGGAGATCGTCGCCGCCTTGCGGCAGGTAGGCTGCTCCGTGCAGTCGCTGGCAGCCGTTGGCGGCGGCTGCCCCGACCTGCTCGTCGGCCGGCGCGGCAAGGCGTGGCTGCTCGAGGTCAAGACCAAGCGCGGCCGACTGACGCCCGACCAAGTCGTCTGGTTTGGGCTCTGGTCTGGTCCGCCCGTCGTCGTGGTGCGGTCGGCCGAAGATGCGCTCCAGGTCGTCGGGGGCAGCTACGTTGCGTGACGACGCTGACGTTGTGCGCATCGAGGATGCCCTGGACGCCCAACTGAAGAATTGGGGCCGGTGGGCGCGACAGCGGGCTTGGCTGTCATCCTGCCGCTCAATCGAGGGCCGCTATCGGCCCGAGGCGGGCGAAGTCTGGGATCGAGACCCCAAGCCGTTGCCAGTTGACGCGCTGCAGGCGTGGCGGGTGGAGGTCAACTGGCGCTACCTGCCGTGGCGCGAGCGCATGATGCTCCGCGCGTACTACGTCACCGCCCCCCGGTCGTCCGTGCCGGCGTGGGAGCGGCACAAGCGCGACACCTGCCGCAAGCTCGGGCTGCATCGCAACGAGTGGGCTTACATGGTGCAGCGCGGCGCGGTGATGCTGGACAGCATCTTGCAATCTGATTATTGCCGCGTTAGTATTCGCGTCGAGCAATTCCCCCCGCACGGGTAGGTGCGCGTCGCCAAGGCTGCCTTATAGGCGGCCTTTCTTTTTTTCGATGCCACTAAACGCTCGAGCCCGGCTGGCGACGCTAGGCACGTGCGCGGCATGCGTCTGGTGATCGACGAGGGCCAACATTTGTGCAGATCACCGTCAAGGCCGACTTCTCCAAGGTCAATGCCCTGCTCGACGGCACGATCAAGCAAGTGCCGTTCGCCACAGCGCGGGCGCTGACCGCCACGGCCAAGGCCGTCGAGGCAGCCGAGAAAGCCGAGATCCGGCAGGTATTCGATAACCCGGTGCCCTTCACCCAGCGGGGTGTGGGCATCACACCGGCCACCAAGCAGAAGCTGGTGGCGGTGGTGTTTCTCAAGCGTGAGCAGGCAGCCTACCTCGATGCACAGATCAAGGGCGGGGCACGCAGGCGCCGACCGTTCGAGGCGCAATTCAGCAAGGAACAAGGCCAGCCCGTACCCAGCGCAGTGCCCGGTGCAGGGGCTACGCTCAACCAGTTCGGCAATCTGACCAAGGCCCAGATCGCGCGGCTAGGGCGCCAGGCCAAGGGCCGCAAGCAAGACGTGTTCGTACCAAAGCCAGGCGATCGACTGCCACCTGGTGTGTACCAGCGCCAGCAGGATGGCAGCGTCAAGCCTGTGCTGGTGTTCACGAAGGCGCCAGCCAAGTATCGCAAGCGCTTCGACTTCTATGGCGTGGCACGCAAGACAGTGCAAGCCACATGGTCGCGCAACTTCGCAACCAGCCTGCGCAACGCGATCAGGACAGCACGTTAGGTATGCCGAAGAAGAGAAAGTGGCCAGTCGACACGACTACTGCCGAAGGTAAGCGCTTGGCGAAGATCATGGCGCTGCCTGGGTATAAGGGCGCGAAGCACGACTCGCACGTCAAAGCGTGGAAAGCGCAGCCCAAAGCTCTATCAAGGTCTGCGCTATTCGATGCGCACGTCCGGCTTTGGAAAAGCGACGACGCACGGATGATGCGCTGGCGGACGCGCCACTCTGCTGCATTCCGCACAAATCAGCGCATGCGCGTCGCAATTCGCAAGGCAATGAAGCAGGGCAAAGCTGGGCGTAGATGGGAGCAGATCGTTGGCTACACCAGCGAGCAGTTGACATTGCACCTGTCGCGCATGCTGCCCAAGACCACAACGCTTTCTCGTGCGCTCGCGGATGGGTGGCACATTGACCACATCGTGCCCAAGCACTTGTTCGATTGTTCGTCGGACGATGGTGTTGCAGCTGCATGGGCTCTGACTAACCTTCGTTTGATACCTGCCAAGGCAAACCTCAGCAAAGGCGCCAACAGAGCGTATTTGATTTGATGGGTCCCTCTTGGGGCATGGCCGGGCGGGTAATTCCCGACCGCGATCTGTCCCCGCTCACGAAGTTTTCATAGGGGGGGTAAGTTGACAGCCTCTCTAGAGGACAAGTTCAGGCAAGTCGACGTTGCAGAGTTTCTCGGTGTGTCTGAAAAGACGGTCAGCGAGTGGGCGTCTGAAGGATTATTCGACGGCTGCGCGACGTTTGCGGATGCGCTGCGGGCGGTTTATCGCCGGCTGTCTGCTGCCGCTGCCGGTCGCGTGGGCGAGCTGTCGGAAGAGCGCGCCAGGCTGGCCCGGGCGCAGGCCGAGAACGTCGAGATGAAGAATGCAGTGATGCGCCGGGAGTACGCGCCGGTGGCGCTACTGGAAGAGGCGCTGGCGCGCGCTGCGCGGCAGATGGCCCGCACGCTTGAGGCGCTGCCTGTCAAGTTACGGCGCAGTTCGGCAGTGATGAGCACAGACGATATCGGTTTGGTGGAGCGCGAGATCGCCGGCCTGCGCAACATCGCAGCCGCCGCGGTGCTCGAAGATGATGGCGCGATCGACACCGAGGGGGAGGACAGCACCAACACGGTGACCGCATGAACCT